GGCAACTCTACTTACCAATGGGATTTACATTCCAACTATCACAATTAAGTGAGTGGCTCATATGTCTATGAGATAACCTCAATGATTCCTCATCACATTACAAACAACGTTTTATTTCTGTTTATCCTAAATTCTAGCATTTAGAACAATTATATAGCCAATTAGGCCCCCCAAATATTAATTCAGAGTCATCTTTTTGATGGGAAGGATAACCCATTATTTGTTTACTCGAAACAGTAACTCAAGGGATCTTCACACCCGTATATTAAACAAATAGCTTCATGAGATAAGATAGAACTGGTACTAGATCTCACAAAGTCTTGGTCCCAAATTTCACCGTATTTTCTTTTGAGAAACTTCTCATAATTCCGCAACCTTGTGTACAAAGACATGTTTGGAAATGCATTTATCAAGGCTCCTCCTAAAGTTTCTGCTACAGCTAAATGGTATTGACCATTGATATCAACCTGATTTTGTTTTATATATTCCACTGAACTAATTATCCTCGATTCTTTCAGTTCAGACAAAACCCTTCCTGGAATTCTATTCGCATTGAAACGATGACTTAAAAACAAGCCATCTTGAGATGTCCCTTCATCCTCAATTTCAAATCGCATGCCCATCGCTAAAGATGGATTAAACATGCTTGAATCCCATTCTCCAGAATGTCCAATTATTGCATCATCTCCATAGTAAAACATTGGAAACAATTGGTTCCATTCTTTGATACCTATAAATCCTTTAGAACAACAATAGTTATAGTACATTATCAATATGTGACCTAACGTATTGTCAACTGTTGTATTACACTGTCCTGAGGGGTTTCCTTTTTGTTTCCAAAAAATATCCCCTTCTGGCCCTTCCATGGGTGAGATTGTTATCATAGTGTATAAATTATTTAATCTTTGAAGATTAGCTTCACTAGTACCTCCTGCTTCTAAAGCAGCTCGTCGTAATTGATATATAGAATCAAATAATACTAATGGCATCGACGAATCCCATAATTTCGCATCAAGCTTACAATATAAAGGTTTTTCCATTACTCTTGATGCTATATAATCCCAATCCTTACTGAGTTTATTTATTCCCAAAGCTGACATTGTATGCCATCTCAAAGTTTTAAATTGATTATTAAAATCAGCACAAAGCATTTCCTGACAAATTAATACATCAAAAGGCACTCCAGTAAAAGTGCGAGTCTGCTCATCTATTGCTTTGCGATACT